CAGCAATCCTTTGAAAAGGAAAAGGAAATGATCCAGTGTTTTGCCAATATTCTTGAGAAATAGTTCCCAGCAGGACAAGATTGCCATTGTCTACAAAGACCGCCTGAAGATCATCTGTATAAGCCTCTTTACTAGCAAACTGTAATGGATCCCAGTTAAAGCCATCGTATTGTCCAGACAACCAAAATTGTTTAGTTCCTGGATCATTAATAACAAAATAGCTATCAATAAAGACTACAGTGTTAGCTCCTGGAAAATTGACGCCAGTGTAAGAGCTTGTAATAGATCTAAAATTGTCTAGAACCTTTAATGTGCCAGACGTTGCGGGCCAAGCATTTTGATAAACAATAAGAAAGTCATTTGCATCAGTTACAACACCAGTCCCGCTTGCTGACTGATAAGCATATCCTGTGCCAGTGCCAACGCCAGTTGCTACAAATGTAGTTCCAATGACATTGGATGAAGATCCGATTGTAGTGAAATTTGTTGTTCCTACAAATCCAATTGTGTAAGTTTTTCCAACAACAAAATTACCAGCAGTTACAGTTGGAACACTTGCAGTAAATACAATTCCAGCCTGATTTAATGGAGCGCCAACAAGAGTAAAATCAGAATTAGAAACATCCTTGATAACATACTGAAATCCATCAATTAAATATGGTGCGCTTGTTTCAGGAACATTTACAGTATAAAACGCATATCCAACAACATTATTTATAGGAAGATTTCCAGTTATGCGCTCTACTTTTACTTCTTGGCCTGTTTTTCTGCTAGTTAGAGTTTCATTGACAAGAATTGCGCGGTCATTATTTATATCGGCAGTACCGTTAACAGTGCCGCTTGCCGCAGTAAATGTCCATGTATTGCCAAAAACAGATGTAATTGTATAAGTGCCGCTTGGAACATTTCCACTAACAGTGTTAAATGTTATGTTTTGACCAACATAACGAAACAAATAAATGTATCCTTGAGGCTCAACAACAGTAACTACATGAGTTGTAGCGTTTACTGTATATAATCTAAGAATATAGTCTGGAAAATTGTAGGTTAATTCGCCCGTTTCTGGCTGAAAAATGTAGCCATTTTGACCATCTACAATCATTAACTGTAAACCGTTATCTGATATAGATACGTTTCCAGTTTTTGTGTCTAATGTTCCTCTGGAGACATAAGATCCATTAGAATAAACTTGATATAATTGATTGTACGCAACGACAAATAATGCGTTATTAGCCTCCCACCACCACATTCCGCGAACAGGCTCATTGCCAAGGTTAGAAATTAACTTTAACCCTGGAGTGCCATAAGCAACAAGATTTGACTTGTCTTTTTCTTGCTTAACTTCCATGAACAAGTTTTGGCGTTTCTGTGCCGTAACTGACTTAGATCTGCCATCAATGCCTGGACCTAGTAGTGGAAGCTGTATGCTTTCTGCCATGATTAGCGCCCGTAGCCGTCTGAGTAGATGTTGTATCTAAGCTGAGATGTGTTCATCAGAGCTACATCAGTACGCAATGTTTGTGTGCGCTGATTGATTCTCTTCAGCCTTTTCATTGCGCTAATCGCAAGCTGAACAGTAGTTGGACGCATATCAAACTGATATTCTTCAGCAATACGAACCGCAAGATTAAATACAATGGCTTCCCAGTATCCAGGAGGCAGTTCAATATATGCCGTTGGATCAGAAATAATCGGCAATGGCTTCCAAGACGTAACCGTAATGGTCCCAGGAGAAGTACCTGATTGTGCATTTGGCGCATAAACAGGATAAATATATGCACTAGCAACAGGAAAACTAGGTTGATAATACAAATAACCTGGAAAGTTAGTGCTAAGAGTTTTTAATCTGATGGCATTGTAGTCATCAAACTCCAATACTTGCATTGGATAGTCTACTGGAATAGAGCTATTTGTCAGCGTCAGATATGCGCCAACAATTTTAGTCGGACGCACTGTATTCCAGTCGCCGCCAATTCCAATAGTGTAAGGATTTTGATTTGGAGCTAATGGAAAAGTCTCTCGAATCACTTGATAAAGCATTAGCTCATCAACAGACCAAGAGTCCAGCATCCTGTTTAAAGATTCAATGCCATCTTTTAGCTCAGATGCCGTCAGATCCGTATCAACAGCAGACACTTGGATCAAGCGCATTGATGCCCGCACAAGATCCTCGCCAGTGTATAGCTGGCCTACGTTAGCAACTGTTTGAGTGTTAACAGTGTATGGATTTGTTGCGCCCCAGACGTTAGGGTTATTTTCCCAGTAAATGTTTGACAGATCCCAGATTGTGCCAGGAAGCGTCCAGATGTTCTCTAACAATGGCGTTTTTGTTAGATTGCCGCCGCCAAGGAGAATGTCATATTCAAGAGCGCCATCAATAACATAAAACGTAATATTGTCGTTAAATACGTTTGCTGGTGTAACTATCTGATTCGTACATGCTTGATCACTATAAACAGGGGCTGGCGTTTGAGTCCCATGATAAAACACCTGATAGATGCAATCACCAAGGATGCCGCCTTCTGGAGGAATAATATTTACAGTGAAATATCTGGACATAATAATTCCAAATTAGCTGACAAAATGTTCTTTGTTAATGTATTCCTCTACCGATTCAGTAGATTCGTTTAACGCTTTTTTTAATGCAATAACTTGAGCTTCAAGAATTGCACATTTGGCTTTTAATTGAGCTAATTCATTTTCCATTTTAATTTGGAATAGTTATATAAAAATTAAGATTGCCGTTAAATGTAGATGATCCTGTGTTTATAAATTCAAACAATATTTCTCTATTATTATTTGATGTAATGGTTGCCTGAATAATTATATACGGATTAGATATTGGGTTATATATTCTAGTAATTAAAACTCCCTGCATTTTTGTTCCAGGCAAAGCACCATTAATAAGTTGGTGATAAGCATATGCAGTTTGAACGCCTCCAGGAGCAATAGATAATCCAGAAGCATAAAGAGGAACTACTTTTGCATGAGGTGCTGACCCAATTCCACCATTAAAATATTGTTCTCCAGCAGTATAAGTTACAGGTATATAAGTGTAATCACTGGCAACAGCATAATAATCATTGTGTAAAATTCGAATATTATTATTACCAGCATTTCTAACACGAATCATGTTGCCAGCTTGAGGAATTGGAGTGCTTGCAGCATCCCCATCACTTACAATTCCAACTTGGATATTACATAAATTTCCACCAAAATAACCAGTTGATTGAGAAACATTTCCGTATCCAAGTTCTCCTGATGGATACTGATTGCCGCCTAAATAAGCACAGATAGTATTTGATGGAACGTATTGACCAGAATAAGTTGTTGAATCTGATTGATAACCCGCTTTACATGCTTCAATGTAAAAAGATGAATTTCTTAATGAAGTGCCTACAGCATAAATAGCACATCCATTAAGTTCGTTAATAAATGCTGTTCCTGTGCATTTCATGCTTACGCCATTCATTGTATATGATGAAGAGCTATCAGTATAAAATGGATATTTGCAAAACAAAGTATTTGCTACACAAGTAACACTATTTGATGCACCAACAAGACTAAATCCTTTTACGCAAAGATCAATTGTATTTGCAGTTACATTTATGTTGTCACAAGCAAAAGAAGGTGATGGTCCATTTATTAAAACAGCCGTGTCAAATCCAGAAACGTGAGTAACAAAAACATCAAGCCAATATCCTCCTCTTAGCTCAATTGCATTGCCTTGCCTAAGATTTAAGTTGTATGACCAACTTGGTGATGAATATCCTGGATAGCCTGTAGCTTGACCAACAGGACCCTGCATTGCTGGAAGTCTTATGCGCGAAAGACTGTAAGAACGATTTGAAGAATAATCAATAAGAATACCAACATTTGTTGGATTTGATGTGTTAAATGCCCATGACCAAACACAAATGCTATGACATTCAATGTTAATCCAAGCATCAACAACTAACTTTGCATTAAAACAATAATATCCGCTTGGGACATAAAGAATTTTATGTGGAGTAAGGAAATTTGCTGTTGTGGACTTTATGTCGTTAATTGCTTGTTGCATTGCCGTAGTGTTAGACGCAGCATATGCTCCCGTATTATCGCTAACGACATTATATGGAGCTTGTGTAACATCAACAAAAATGTTTCCAGATCCAGCAGTAGCACTAGTGATAAGTCCTTGATAATTAACTGTAATTGTAGGATTTGAATATGTACCAGCAGCTACCCCAGAATTGCCTGTAATGCTTACTGCGGAAGTTGCATTTAACGCACTGCCAGAAATACTAATCGGCCATGTCCCAGTCGCATTACTGCCACCCGTAGCTGCCGCACCAATTGTGTTATATGAAATTGTTGAGGCCGCTGATCCATTAAATGAAACTGGAGAAGCTCCACCTAAACCAGATGAATTAAATGTTAATGAATTTGGCGTATTTGATGATTGAGGAAGCGCCCATACTGGATTAGTTCCATTGGATGTAAGAACGTAATTATTTGTACCAATTGGCAAAAAACTTGTGGCGCTAGATCCAGATTGATAGACAATTGCACCAGAAGTACCATATTGTAATCTGGCAGCGTATGGAGCAACTAATCCCCAGACTGGCTTTGTTCCATCAGATACAAGAATAAATCCTTCTGATGAAATGTTTAATTTGCTAGTTGTTCCAGCAGCGGATTGATAAAGCAGATCACCAGCAACTCCAGAACTGATATTTGTAGCAGAACTAACTGGCGTAATTAAGCTAAAAGTATTACCAACAAGGCTTAAGCCAGCACCAGCAGAATATGTTTGTGATCCTGCAAACTGTGCAAACGTAACTGGCGTGGTTCCAAGAGTTCCACCACTGGAAATAGTAGAACTCCAGGTTGTTGATGCCAGAGTAGTGCCACCAGTGATAAATACTGTTGCTCCTACTAAAGATATCCAAGTATTTGCATCACTTGATCTGCCCCAGGCGCCAGTAGATACTACATAAATGCCGTTGTTTTCTTGTGCGGTTTGATTTTTTACCAGCACTCTATTGCCAGCAACGCAAGAAACTCCATCAATAGTTTGAGCGCCAGACAGCGTAATGTTTGCTGTAGTTGCTGCAACGCAAGAACTTTTAAGGTTTAATCCAAGAGTAGAATTATCTACATAGCTTTTTGTTGCTGCATCATCGCTATATACCGGAGTCGCAATAGAAACAATTCTATTCCCACCAAGAGATAATGATCCAGTCATAGACAAAGAACCATCTCTTGGCAAAGCCCCAATTGATCCAGGAGTCAATGTCACCCATGTTGGAGCAGCAGATCCACTAGCCTGAAGATATTGACCAGATGTGCCTGGGGAAATAAAGCTAGTAAGGTTTGTATTTGATTGATATACAAGTGAACCAGCAAATCCACCTTGCAAGTTGAATGCTGATGTAGATAAAAAAGCATTTGGAGCGTAATTAGACCAGCTTGGCGCAGAAGATCCATTTGATACAAGAACCTGTCCAGCATCGCCTATGCTAGTGAATGACGTAACATTAGCTGCTGACTGATAAGGCAATGCACCAGAAGATCCTCCAACAATGGCCGTAGAACTCCCAGCCAATGTTGCTTGTTGAATAATGCTTGTCCAATATGGCTGACCAGTTGCGTTTGACGCAAGCACTTGCCCAGAACTTCCAATTGGAGTAAAGCCAGTAATGCCAGAAGCGATTTGATACAAAACAGCACCAGGAGCGCCTCCAGCAATGTTACTAGCCGTATTCGCAATTAGGCCCGAAATACCAACGCTTGTAAGACTTAATGAAAGTCCTGTGGAGTTTCCGTTACCATCCGTTACTGGCTGAAGCGTAGAAGTTACGCCGCCTGGGACTTGTAGCAAACTGCCATAAGATAAGTTCTGGTACTGTGGGCCTAAATTTGACATAGACTTTACTCTTTACTCTGTTTCAGAGACTTCAATCTGTTCCGCTTGCAGTTCTTCAGGTGGAACCTGTGGAATCGCCTGATCGCGGATCTTGCCGATTAAATCAGCTACCTGTTCAAATGGGAATTTGCTCAATGCGCCAAGGATATTGTTTACGTCAGCAATTTCAAGTTCAAGATGAATCATACTTACCTCTAGGGTTATTGTTTGTAGGAGATTAGATTATACACTCCAAGGAAGAGGAAGCGTAACAATTGGCGGGTTTACTTGGTTTTCAATTTGCGTGTCAATGCTGGTGTATATCGCCGTGACTTGTTCTTCGCCTAAAGCCGCTTGGGTCCAAGCAATGACTTCTTCTTGGGTTAACTCATCATACGGGGTGTAATTTGGCTTCTCTGGATCGACCGTGAATGACACCGTTGAATAGCACTGCCCAGTGAAAGTCCCATCCATGCCGGAGCAGGACCAATGAGAGACTACGACATAATCCGTAAGATCGCCCACCTGTGGCTTGCAATCAAGCGCTGAAATGGTCCAAGTGTATGTATTTGACATTATTTAATCCTCTGTTTGAGTGTTTCGATTTCTTGCGAAAGTTCTTGGATGGCTTTGAGAAGCACAACGGTCATGCGCTCATATTGAAAACCTTCTGGTTCTCCGGCATCGTCGTATATAACAAGTTCTTTAATTCCGGCTTCATCAACCTCATCAGCTATGAAGCCAAAATAATCAATGGTTTGATCGTCATTTTCACACCTTGACTTGTACCTAACCGCACGGAACTTATTTATGTCTATGCTTTCAAGATCTCTAATATCTTGCTTGTACTTAAGCGCAGAAACGCCGCCTCTCTGCAATAAACCAGCCGAACTGACCGCAACATAAGTTACAGCAGCAGTTGTGTTTGTGTATATGTTTGGAACAGTTAAGTTGCCACTCGCATCCAGCGTCATTGCTTGGTTGAAGGCTATTGCGTTTCCTGCTGTGCCGGAGGCTGCTTGATTGAAACTATAGGAACCATCTGTTTGTTGTGCCAAATATGAAGCGCCAGACGTGTTCAAATATCTAAAGTTTGTGCCATCATAATAAGTATTGTTTGACAGAAACAGAGTTCCCGCAGAACCAGACGAGGCCCATAAAGCTGCCGATCCGCCTACTTGTAATATTCTTCTAGTTGACTGCCATGATGTACTCGGCGTAACACCCAGACCAAGGTTGCCGGAGGAGTCGATGGTCACGCGATCAGTCCCAGCAATTGTAATAATTACGCTTGCGGACTCTCTTTGCTGAATATAAAAGTCAGATCCGCTTACAAGCAGTTGTGTCCCATCAGTACTTGCATCGCCTGTAGTGCTATTTGTTAGTTTGATTCTAGGAACACTTGCGTTATAAATAGCTAATCCCGATCCACTGGGAAAAGATGGCGTTCCCGTACCAATCCCGATATTATTACTCGCATCAATCACCAACCCATTCGATCCAGCGCCGCCGTTGAGGGTGAGCGTTTTTGTGCTGGCTGCTGAGATAACTACAGAATTGTTATAAGTTTCAGTAGTTGCGTTCCATGTTGGATTGCCGGATATGGTTCCACCAAGAGTAAACGCTGGAAGAGTCCATGTAGCAGCCGCAGTCCATGTTCCACCAACAGATGCAGCAGTGTTAATTGTTGGAGTAGTTAATGTCGGAGATGTATTGAATACAAGAGATCCTGATCCAGTCTCATCAGTAACAGCAGACGCTAGATTTGCTGATGTTGGATTTCCAAGGAACGTAGCTATACCAGTCGCAAGACCAGATACGCCAGTTGATATTGGAAGACCTGAACAGTTAGTTAAAGTCCCTGTGCTTGGTGTTCCCAATGCGCCACCAGGAGCAACATAATCAGTTCCAGCAACCCCAATAGATAACGCACCAGTTGTTGTTGTTGACTTTAAAAGGCCAGTTGTAAGGGCAGATGTACCAGCAGAGTAATCTGTCCCAGCGGTTGCGCTAGAAAAGCCTCCAGTACCATTACCCTTTAGAATTGCTGAACCAGATGTTGCAGGAGCGTAATCGGTTCCAGATACAGCAATAGACAAAGCGCCAGTGCTTGTAGTGCTTTTAACAATGCCAGTAGCAAGCGCGGAAGTCCCAGCAGAATAATCTGTTCCAGATGTAGCAGCAGATAGTGCCGTGCCGTTTCCTTTTAACAAGCCAGTGACAGATGTTGTTAACGTAATCGCTGGAGTAGTCGTAGCATTTGCTACTGTTCCAGCAAAACCGTTTGCGCTGGCAACAGAAACCGTTGTTACAGAACCGCCAGAAGATGTAGAGCTTAATGTTCCAGCAGAAAAAGATAAGCCAGATCCGACCGTGACATTGCTAAACCCGCCAGATCCGTTTCCGTACAATATACTTGTTCCAGATGTCGCTGGCGCATAGCTCAACGCAGGAATATCCCCAGCAACCAATGCTCTAAATGTTGGAGCCGCTGCTGCACCAGTTGTAGGACCAGCAAAAACGTAATTAGCTGTCTGAGTTGCAAGCGTTCCTGTTAACGTTCCAGAGCTAGTTACAGGAGAATTTGTGACAGTAAATATACTTGGCAATGACAAGCCAACAGATGTAACTGTTGCGTTGGCATTTAATGTCCCAGCAGAGAATGTTAGATTAGATCCAATCGTTACATTGCTGAATCCACCAGCACTATTGCCATAAAGCAAAGAAGAGCCTGATGTTGCTGGAGCATAGTCAGTACCAGATGTTGCAGCAGAAATTGCCGTTCCATTGCCCTTTAGAAGACCAGTAACACTTGTTGTCAAAGTAATTGCAGGAGTGCTACTTGCGTTAGCTACCGTTCCAGCAAGGCCATTAGCAGATACAACAGATACTGTAGTTACAGATCCACCAGCAGATGATGATGACAGTGTGCCAGCAGAAAATGTAAGTCCAGAGCCAACAGTTACGTTACTAAAACCTCCAGCACCGTTACCGTAGAGAATGCTTGATCCTGATGTTGGCGCAGCAAAATCCGTCCCAGCAACAGCCGCAGAGATAGCTGTTCCGTTGCCCTTTAATACACCAGTTACGGTGGTTGAAAGCGTTATAGCTGGCGTTGTAGTCGCCGTTGCTACGGTTCCAGATAAGCCATTTGCGCTTGTTATTGAAACACTGGTAACTGTCCCTGTTGAGCTTGAACCAGAATAATAAAGAGTGCCGCCAGAATAAGTTAACCCAGTTCCAACCGTTACTTGATCAAATCCACCAGATCCATTACCAGCAAGAATCTTTGTTCCAGTTGTTGCTGGAGCATAATCAGTGCCAGAAATTGCCGTTGATACTAAACCAGATGTTGATTTAAGCAATCCAGACAAAGAACTAGCAAGTGTTGTCGCGCCAGTTACGTTTAAAGCGCCAGATATGCTTGTTCTGTTCTGCGTTATGTAACCGCTTTGCCTATTGATAATAACTGGCGCATCAACATACGCTCCAGAGTCATCAAAACGCTTAATTTGATAATCACTACCAGTATTTGAGCCTGATTCAGTGTTATATGCGCCAATGCTCCATCTGGTGACATTTGCTGTCTTGATATTAAGCTCACGGCTTTGTCCAGATACACCATTTACAATGAATGATGATGTTCCAGATCCGTTATTGACAGTAATTGGTCCGGTTGTTGCAGATAGCTGAGTAAAAATACCCGCATTTGGCGCAACAGAACCAATAACACCAGGAGCAGTTAGAGAAGCATTGACTAACGCAGTTGGAGTTATCTTAGTTGTTACTCCACTGGATACAAGCGGCAAAACATCAGAGTTTGCCTGTACGCCTGTGTTAGCTGGTAGGGCTGTAATCTTGATATTTGCCATTTTTTATCCTTTGCGAGAGCTTATAAATCAGATTTTGGTTTGCGTCCGCGAGTTTTGGGAACATTTTCTGATGGTTCTGATGTGATACCAAGAACCTTTTCGTACCATTCAGCAGAGGTTAACCAACCATCTGCATGTAATTCTTTGAGTTCCTTTTCATCAACCGCAATCTTGCAGTTATCGTAATCATCCTTGTGGACAGAGCATGGAAAATCCATGTTTTACTCCATAAATAAGAAAAAAGGGGGCCGAAACCCCCTAATTTCAGTTTTGCTTACGGATCTGAAGCCGCAAGGATGCCATAGTTGCTCACAGCGCCAGTCACACCGAAGTCTGAAAGGTTTGGTTCTGCACGAACTACGTTGACAAGATAAGTATCGGCTGCTGGAGTACCAGTGCTTGCAGACGTTTTAACGTATGCAATCTTAATGGTGTTTGCAGCAGAGACATAGGCATAAGAAATAGCCATGTCAGTACCGACAGCTTTGCTTGGGTTTACTGAAATCCAATCGCCAAGTGCTACACCTGCAAGGGTGAAAGCAATTTCAGTGACTGAAGATGCAGCGACAGCACCAGTAGTAAAAGTTACTGGCAGTGAAATAATTGCCGTTGCCCGAGTATAGACGGGACTGACAATATTTGGACCTGGATTAGCCATTTTTGTTTACTCCTATTAACCAGTTACGCGAACGGCAAGTTCTGGATAGACCGTTGACCAGCCATACAGAACGTCCAGACGGCAAGGCAACTGATCCGAGTTGATATCGTACTGGCGAACCAGACGAATAGAAACGCCATCAGCAGATGCACGACCGGCCATATCTACACCTTGCGGAAGGAGAAGATCAGCAGTACCGAACGCGAAAGCATCACGATGGAATGCAATAG